GGGCAGCTGAACACCGTCAGCCAGGCCATGTCCGGGCACGCGCAGATCATGGAGCGCCTTGAAGACGTGGTCGCCCGGCACGAAAACCACCTGCTTGACGGAGCCCGCAAATGAACGATTACGGCGAAACCCTGCGCCGGCATCGGCGGATCGCGATCCTGCGGCATCTGGAGGCGATCCCGGAATATACCGGCAACGCCTCGATCCTTCAGGATGTGTTGCGTGGGCTTGGCCTGCCGTCGTCACGCGACCAGGTCATCACCGAGCTGGCCTGGCTGAAGGAGCAGGGCCTGGTCACCTATGACGAGGCGGATTTTCTGGTCGTCACGGCGACGGCGCGGGGCGTCGATATCGCGCGCGGGCTCGCCACGCACCCGGACATCCAGCGCCCGAACCCGAGGCGGTAGGCGATGCCCCCGCCCCGCAAGATCGACCTTCTGCCCCCCGAAGAACGCCGCTGGCTGCAGGACACGCTGCGCGAGCGCGGCTTTTCCGGCTATGTCGAGATCGCCGAGGAGCTGAACCAGCGCCTCGCCGCCCGCGCCTCGGACGAGACGCTGCATGCCGCGACCGTCCAGCGGTTCGGGGCTGAGTACCGCGAGTTCGTCCGGCTGCAGGAACAGGCATCGGACTGGGCGAAAGAGTGGCTCGGCGAGATGGGCATGGATGACCAGGCGCAGCGCCAGAACGTGCTCTTCCAGATGCTGACGACGCTCGCCTTCAAGGTCATGCAGTCGGAGGTCGAGAAGGAAGGCACCGACATCAGCCCGCAGAACCTGCACTTCCTCGCCCGCATGATGAAGGACGTCATGAGCTCTTCCGGCATCGTCCAGGCCATGCGGGAAAAGGACAAGAAGGAGCAATCGGCCAAGCTCGACGCCGCGGTGGCGTCTGGGGACATCGACCTTGAGGCTGCTGCGAAAGCCCGGCGGATCATGGGGTTTGTGTGATGAAGATCAAGTTTTCCTGCCGTGCGACAAAAGCCGAGCTCGTCGCTGCCCTTAACGCCGACGCCGCCGACAAGACGGCATTGATGTCCTTTCTCGCGGGAGCCCGCAGTGCCGATGCGACGTTCGGCGGACGGACCGCCTCCGAAGCTATTCTCGCCGCCACCCGCCTTCTTCGCATCTCGGACGTCGATCCAGTCGGCGACAAGGCAGCGTCGGGATGATGGCCCCGGTCGTCAATTTCCTGACGTACCAGCGCGCCTGGATCGAGGATCAGAGCCGCTTCAAGATCGGCATGTTCAGCCGCCAGACCGGCAAGACCTTCTCGACCGGCGGCGAGTGCACGGATGATTGCTTTCGTGCCTGGGCCGAGGACCGGCGGGCGCGGTGGGTGATCCTGTCTCGCGGAGAACGGCAGGCCGCCGAGATGATGACCGAGGTCATCAAGCCGTTCACCAAGGCCTTTTACGAGGTCTACAACACCCTGTTGAAAGGGGGTGAACCCCGCTTTGAAGAGGGCGAGTTCCGTGCCCCGCAGGAAAAAGGGCCGGACGCCGTCTACAAGTCGCTGGAAGTCGCATTCCCGAACGGAAGCCGGATCACCGCCCTGCCCGCGAACCCCGACACGGCGCGGGGCTTTTCGGCCAATGTGATCCTTGATGAGTTCGCGTTTCATGCCAAGTCGCGCGAGATCTGGGCCGCGCTTTTCCCGGTCATTTCGAAGTCGGGCCTGAAGCTGCGGGTCATCAGCACCCCGAATGGCAAGGGCAACAAGTTCTTCGAGCTGATGACGGCCGAGGACACCGTCTGGTCGCGGCACGTCGTCGACATCTACGAGGCAGTCCGCCAGGGCCTTGATCGCGACATCGACATGCTGCGCAAAGGCATGGCCGATCCGGACGCCTGGGCGCAGGAATATGAGCTGAAGTGGCTCGACGAAGCATCGGCCTGGCTCGACTACGACCTGATCGCGGCGTGTGAGCATCCCGCCGCCGGGCTGCCCGGCCTTTACCAGGGCGGGCCGTGCTTCGTCGGCGTCGACATCGCCGCGCGCAATGACCTGTTCGTGATCTGGGTGGTCGAGGCCGTAGGCGATGTCCTGTGGACCCGCGAAGTGATCGCCCGCCGGCGGATCAGCTTCGCGGAACAGGACCAGCTTCTGGCCGACGTGATGCGCCGCTACCGCGTGGTGCGCGCGCGGATCGACCAAACGGGCATGGGCGAAAAGCCGGTCGAGGATGCCAAGCGAGAGCACGGCCAAAGCCGGGTCGAGGGTGTTCTGTTCTCGGCCGCCACCAAGCTCGACATGGCGACCTCGCTCAAGGACGGGATGCAGGACCGCAAGGTGCGCCTGCCCGCCGGCGACGTGGCCCTGCGCGCCGACCTGCATGCGATCAAGAGCCAGGTGGGCGTGACCGGCATCCGGCGCCTGGTGGCGGATGACGATACGGACGGGCACGCCGACCGCTTCTGGGCCGCGGCGCTGGCCGTTTCCGCGGGCGAGGTGGCCTACCAGCCCTATGAATACAAGCCCGTGCCACGCCACGGGGGCGACAATTTCGACCGCGACATCCGCATCACCGGCGGGTTCGGAGCAACGAAAGGGGCGTGGTGATGGCGATCCTTGACCAATACGGGCGGCCGGTCCGGCTGCAGCGCTTGAAGGAGCGGCAGGCGGAGCCGGGCCTGACCGGCATCCGCCAGATCTGGGCGGGATCGGCTGCGTCGGGCCTGACGCCGGTGCGGCTCGCCTCGCTCCTCAGGGCCTGCGACCAGGGGCAGCTCGAAGAGTTCCTGATCCTGGCCGAAGAGATGGAGGAGCGCGACGCGCACTATTTCTCGGTCCTGGGCCAGCGGAAGCGGGCGATCAGCGGCACTGCCCCGATCGTGAAGCCCGCCTCGGACGCGGCCGAAGACAAGAAGCTGGCGGACGCGGTGCGTGAGGCGATCGCCGAACATGAGGGCTTCCCCGACCTCATCGAGGACATGCTCGACGCGCTCGGCAAGGGGTTCTCGGTCGTCGAGATCGACTGGGCGGTCGACGCGAGCCAGTGGGTGCCGCGCCAGTTCCTCTTCCGCGATCCGCGCTGGTTCCAGTTCGACCGCGAGACCGGGACCGAGATCCGGCTCAAGGATCTGACGGACACTGACGGTCTGGCACTGGAGCCCTTCCGCTTCATCACGCACCGGTCGCGGCTGAAATCCGGGCTGACCTATCGCGGCGGCATCGCCCGCGTCGTCGCCTTCGGCCTGATGTGCAAGGGCTACACGCTCAAGGACTGGATCGCCTTCGTCGAGACCTATGGCCTGCCGCTGCGCCTCGGCCGCTACGGGCCGGAGGCCTCTCAGGAGGACGTCCAGAAGCTTTTCTCGGCCGTAGCCAACATAGGCACCGATGCGGCGGCCGTGTTGCCTGACAGCATGCGGATCGACTTCCAGGACACCGGTAAGGTCAACGGCGACAACGTCTTCGAGAACCTTGCCCGGTGGGTCGACGAACAGGTGTCGAAAGCCGTCCTTGGGCAGACGATGACCACGGATAATGGCTCATCTCAGTCGCAGGCCGAGGTCCACAACGAGGTTCGGCACGACATCGCCAGATCAGATGCGCGGGCTGTCAGCGCCTCGCTCATGCGCGACCTGGTCATCCCCTTCATCGACCTGAACTTCGGCGTGCAGAAACTCTATCCGCGCCTGATGATCGAGGTCAACGAGCCGGAGGACGTCAAGGCCCAGATCGACGGGGCCGCGAAGCTGATGCCCCTTGGCGTCACCTTCCGCGCCTCGGAGCTTCGGTCGAAGCTCGGCCTGTCGGACCCCCAAAAGGGCGACGAGATCGTGGGCGGCACGGCCGCGCCCGCCGCAAAGCCGGCGACGAACCGGGTGGCGCTGAACCAGGCCGAGATGGACGCGGTCGACGAGATCGAGGCCGAGATGCTGGGCGACTGGGTTGACGTAATGGACGAGATCCTCGCACCGCTGGAGGAGCTGGTGGCCACGGCCGGCAGCTACGAGGAAGTGATGGCCGGCCTTGCCCAGACGATGCCCAAGGCCGGGTCTTCAAAGCTCATTGATGCGCTGGTCAGGGGCATGTTCAAGGCCCGCGTCGAGGGGGATGTGAAGGATGGGTAGGTCATCAGACAGGGCCGGTTCAGGTTGGGAGGCAGGCAATGCCAACGGGACCAGGTGACGCTCTTGCGATCATTGTCTTTTGGGTCGTGGCCGTGCTCGCCTTCCACATCCTTTTTGGCGACCCCAAATGAGCTGCGGTGACACGTCCCTTGTCCTTATCGTGCTGATCATCGTCGCGGGGTCGGTCCTGAAGGCATGGATCGGCCGTGGCTGACTATACCGACCGACCCGGCTACAGCTTCGATCCCGGTCCGCCGCCCGAGGCCTCGCGCTTTCTGAAGAACAAGGGGCTGCGGCCCGCCTTCAGCTGGCGGGACGTGGAGCCGGAAGAGCATGCGGTGGCCTTTACCGTCGCGAAGGCGATGCAGATCGACGTGCTGACGACGATCCGCGAAGAGGTGCAGAAGGCGCTCGACGAGGGGCTGCCGCTGGAGACGTTCCAGAAGAACCTGAAGCCGCGCCTGGTCGCGCTGGGCTGGTGGGGCCGGAAGGAGATGGCTGATCCTCTGACGGGCGAACTGGTCGAGGCGCGGCTGGGCTCACCCCGTCGCCTCCGCACGATCTACAACGCCAACCTGCGGAGTGCCCGCGCGGCCGGCCAGTGGGAGCGGATCGAGCGGACGAAGAAGCTCTTCCCCTATCTCGAATACCGCCTGGGCCCGTCCGAGCGTCACCGGCCGCACCATGCGATCAAGGAAGGCCTCGTCATCCCGGTCGATGACCCGTTCTGGGATGAGTGGATGCCGCCCAATGGCTGGGGCTGCAAATGCTGGGTCAAGCAGGTGACCAGGGCCGAGGCTGAGCGGAAGGGCGTTGACCCGGCGCCGCAGCTGATCCCGCGCAAGGTGCTGAACAAGCGCACGGGCGAGATGCGCGAGGTGCCGCCCGGCATCGATCCGGGCTGGGAGCGCAATCCGGGCAAGCTCCGGCTTCAGAACATGGAGCAGTTGCTCGATGAGAAACTGGCCGCCGCGCCGCCGGACATCCTTCAGGCGGCCGTGCGCGACATTGCGACGAGCTGGCGGGCAGAGCGCGTGCTTGACGGCAAAGCACCGGGCGCGGTCCCGGTCGCGGTCGTGCCGCAGGCATTGGCGAGCGAGCTTGGCACGGAGACCTCGATCGTTCACATGACGAGCAGCTACGGTGACAAGTTCGAGGCGAAGGGGCGCGGCGTCGACACCGGCACACTTCTGATCCTTGACGAGGCGCTTCAGCATGGGACCGTGATCCGGGAAGACAGTGCGGATGGCAAGACCGCGAAACTGCATGTGATCTCGCGAGGGGAACCCCTCTGGCGGTTTGTCTTGAAGCTCATCCCCGCCCGGCGCGAAATCTGGATCAGCACCATGCACCGGATGGACCGGTCGAGGGCCGAGGCGATCCTGGCACGGCCGGGAACGAAGGTGGTGAGGGAATGAAGCGTCCGGGAGGTCGGGAACCCTCCGCAGTCACACGTCGACTGGCTGACCGAATTACTCGGACGCAGAGAGAACTTAGCCCCATTGCCCCCGAATTTCAACCTTGGACCGCATCCCCGGGACGCAATGGGCCCGTGCGCTGAATTTGAACACCGTTTGAAGGGCCTTGTCAGGTCAAGATGGCCCGCGATAGCCTGAGGGGCAGATGGCCCCTCAGCGGCCAAAAATCCGGGGTCGCGCTTTGATCGCCCCGGCGCCGGCCTGAAGGCCTCGTCCGCACCGAATTCTTTCAAGGCTTATCCGGCGCGGGACGCCTGCCATGGTCTTCCCCATGGTGACCTTCTCCGATCAGATCCCTGGCCTTGCCCTGAATGCCGCTGCCGATCCGTCGGCGCAGCTCACCGGCCTTGCGCTCAACTTCCAGTCCGGCGCAGCGCCGGATTGGGTGCAGTTGATCCCGGCTGGCCCGCAGGTCAGCGGCCGTGACGGCCGTGCCTGGCGCGTCACGAACCCGTCGGCGGTTGTCGCCGCCTACGATCCGGCCGGGAAGCCGCAGATCGACATTGAACATGCCTCGCAGCTGAAAGCACCGAAGGGCGAACCCGCCCCGGCGGTCGGCTGGATCGAGGCGATCGACGTTCGCGATGGGGCCCTTTGGGGCCGCGTCGAATGGACGGCGGAGGGCGCATCGCTCGTCACCTCGCGCGCCTACCGCTACCTGAGCCCGGTATTCCGCTTCGACCCGGACACGCGCGAGATCCTCCAGATCGTGTCTGCCGGGCTCACCAACAACCCCAACCTCGCAATGGCGGCGCTGAACGCCAGATCGGAGACCGACACTATGGACAAGGCTGTC